GTACTCCTTTAAGTTCGATTAATCTGGCGCATTGAGCGCATTGCTTTTGCTGCGGGGTTGACTCTAACATCAACATTCTTGTACTGCAAATTGCCGCCAGCGCCAGCGCGTTCTGAACGACCAAGTTCTTTTGTCGTTACAACGGGTTGGTCAGCTTTTGGTGTCAACTGTTGTGTTGCCATTACATTGCCTTCAAGTCTGGTTTCTCCCGCTTGGGAGGTTCTTGCTGTTGAGGTTGATTAGCCGCAGCTTTTTCTTTCTTCTTCAGCTTGTCTTTGAGCAATTGTTTCATTGGCGGCTCAAGTAAGTCAAGCAATGATTCTGTATCGATAGCTTTGGCTTTAAACAAGTTAAATGCTAATTGGCGCAAGTCTTCTGTAAAGATTGGCGAATTAGAGTGGGCATCTACCTTGACCACATAGTCTTTGGTGAACTGTTCAGCAATAAATTGGTGGTTGTCTTCGTCTTTGAAGTGCGTCTTGTCATACGCTTGCATCAGTTTTAGGTATAGCGTAGCTACCTTTTCTAGCGAATCTTCCACAATCAGAGCGCGTTTCTTGGCTCTGCTAGACCCTAAACGGGCTAATTGGGATGCGTGACCAGAGGAACGAACACCAGATTCGCCCTTTCCTTGCAGAACAGAGGAGATGCCAGAGGCTTCTGAGAACATTGCGTCCACTTCATGTATCACCTCAAACAAAGATGATGGCATATCAGGGGCTAATCGCTCTGCCTTTGCATTAGGCATATCGCTTGCTAGTAGTCCACCAGCACGATTTAGGGCAAAGTTCTTTTCATCCAAGATGCCAGTAAAGCCTGTAAGGGCTGTTGGCGGGTTAACTTGCTTAGAGAGCAAGTCAAGAATCTCGGTCATGCGGTTATTGCGTAACTGCTGCAAGAATACTAAGCGTTGTACCTCGGATTGTCCCCAGTAATAGTCATACTGAGGGTTTGGGCATATCTGAACAAAGGGCAATTCACCCTTGAGGAACATAGATGCACCGGGTCTGTCGTAGATAAAGATGTCAGGGTCAGCCATAGTGACGCATTGATAGTCTTCAGTCTCGTCATTCCATACCCACAACTCATACATCTTGACTGTTTCTTCAGCCACACGCGCCTTGTAGCGGTTCATGCCTGAGAGGTCTAGGTTCACTTGTCCGTAAATGGTGGGGTTTGACTGCGACATGATGATGCGGTCAACGCCTTCGGGCAAGTCTTCAGTCTTGGTGTGGATGCTAGTTGTAATGCGCTTGACAATTGACTCGCGCTTGGGATGGGAATACAGCCGGTTGTAAAGCTCAGACTTTGTGATGTAGTAAGTTTGAACGATGGCTTCTTGCCGGTCTGTATAGGGGGTGTCTTCTCTTAGCACTCCCATACTGGCGGGTTCGACCATGTATGGATGTATGCCGTTGTTGTAGACAAGTTTGATGAACGTAGAGTTAAAGCACAGCGCCCAAGTCAGGGCTGAACTAAACACTTGGTCTGCATTGGAGTTAAGCCACTCATCATTGAGGGCTAACGTCAAGCGAGGAATCTTAATGTGTTCTTGGTCTGGGACAGAAGCCCCGACATTGATAGAGAACCGTGTCGTTTCTGCTGAATAGAGGAACGATGTGAGTTGGTCAATGTGGGGATAGATTTTGTTGAAGATGGTTGGGGACTCATCAGGACCAGAACCAAAAAGAAAGAAAGAACGCAGAGAGGCGTAGTCACCTTTGCGCTCTTGCAAGGACACCATGCACTTTTCAATCAAGTCACGGTAGAACTGTTCTCTAAGAATTTCGTTGGATGGAATCCGCATTATTTCTTCAGACTTAGGTTTTCATGGTCGGCAGTATAACTAGCCATCTTAGGTCCAGTCAAATTTCCCATAGAGTTAGGCATTACTGATACAACTTCTGTTTCTTTGCCGAGTTGAGGACCAACGGGTCGGTTGAATCTTCCGGACAAGGCAGACTTCATATCTACACCTCCACCGCCACCCCAAATAGCAGAGTCTCTTGGTTGTGGCTCTCTTGGGCGTTCTGCGGCAAGTTTAGCCTCTTTCTCTAGCTGGCGCTTAGAAGTCTTGTTCTTACGAGTAAAGAAGCCCCCTTGGTTTTCTCCCTCACGGGTTGACTTGACATCAGTCATATCAAACTCCATAGCAAGTTGTTTGATGTTTTTGTCGTTCCTCTTGGTTGTATCCGAGATGAGTCCCGGAGCTTGCAAGAAGACAACATAGACTTCCTCTGAACAGCTCTTCATTGGGCATTTAGCCTCAAAGCTCTCAAAGTACCCGTGTTTATCGCATTTGTAGTCTTTTAGCACAGCCATATTTATCCCCTTTTAAGTGCTTCATCTAAGGTCTGACCTGAATAATCACCGCGATTAGCCACCCCTACCTTAATCTTTATTTCCCCATTGACTAGGTGTAGACCCGTTGTACGGGCTAGTCGGGGCTTTGGTTCGCGTCTGTATTCCACAAACCGTGTCTTATCTCTGTTTTGCATCACGGCTACTTCGCCTTTTAGCCATGAGTTGTAGCCTTTGCTCACCCGTATCTGCATATATTCGGTCAGAGGTCGGATGCGATAGAAGAACACATCAAGCAAATGGTCTTTGTCAACACCACACAGCTCGGCAAAGAGCTTGACAGAGATGCCTCTGTTTTGGTCTTTGACTAAGCGTTTAATCACGCGCAACAGTTCACGTTTGGGTATGGTCTGGGGCAACATACTCGATGGTGTATCCAATGGATTGCAAGAAGGACAGAAAGTCTGGCTCTCTATGTGAGGTGACGCATATAGGGTTTACCAGTATGTGTGTGTCTGAAACAAGTTTGCGAGAAGTTGAATGACTACCAAGAAGTTGGTGGAAGTCAAAGTCATCATGGAATGTGGGGATGACGTTCTCAATAGAGAAGTCTCGGATAGTTTTCTCAGAGGCGTACTTCATACCCAGCTCAGTAAAGGTGTGGCGCTTGAGGCAAGACAGTTGTACGTCCTCATTCCAGAGGTGAATGTCTTGTGCATGGTTATGGACAATGCCGAGCTTATTTGGCGCTTCTAGGAAACGCTTGCTACGCAAAGAAAAACCTCCGTTTTGGACAAGAGTTCGTGGAAATTTGTCGTGCCATGAACCTTGTAGAAGCAACTGATTGCCGACCATTGCAGCGTGTGAGACTCCACCGATATAGTCATATTCGTAGTATTCAGGCTTGAAATTAGCCCCGTTTAGCACCCAACTATCGTCTTGGACAATCAAACAGTAGTCAGTATCAATGAACGCATACAGGCTGTGCATGACAAAGACCGAATACATCATGTAGTCTAGGAAACCTATTCTGTGCCAAATAATGTCATCAGGTAGGTTCTCAGGCTTAGAAATAGACAAGAGCATCCCTTGTGAACCCGGCAGTTCTTTGACAGACTTCTGTATGGCAGGAATAGCGCTTGCCCCATCGTTGTGACCGTAGACAGAAACGATTGTTAGGTTGTCATGGTCCATAGACACCAATCCTCTTCAAGTAATCAGATACGTTGCGACCGACAGCCACCTCTTCAGGGGTCTTGTCCTCAATGGCTCTAGAGACTGCACGGCTAATTCTCATAGCGGTCAAGCGAGGTTGTAACTGTTCCGCATAGGCAGCCGCCGCCAGAGCAGAAGCTATGACCCTATCGTCTTTGTTGCGACCAGATGCAGCAATACCACCGCCCTCACGGGTTATGGTCTTCATCTCTTCTAGGGTTTCCATGTCGTAGACCGCCATCATCCCGCGCTCAAAGTAATCCTTCATGTAGGTCATCATGCGTTCTTTGGTCTGGGTTGTTGTTAGCCAGCCAATAGAGTTGGACATTCCACCCATCGTGTCGTTCCTGCGCCAGATGTAGTTGGACATTGAGCCATAGACATCCATGAGTTGCCGACCAATCTCGCCAGCCATAGCAGCCGCTTGACGCTTTAAGTTCTTGAGTTCGTTGATGACTGCTTGTCCCGGTCCATTGACTTCCAAGTTAAGGGTTGAGTTCTTGTATGCGCCAGCAAGGTGAGCAATCACCCAAGCAAACTGGTAGGTGTTGAGTTCAGAGGTTGCAAAGGCAGCGACTTGTTCC